ACTCTGTAATTAAAGGATTAATATCTTTTCTCTCAGCATAGACATGATAGAAACAATGAATAGGAATACCAGGTCTTGCTTGAACTTCTATCTTCTCTGCATCCCATCTCTTCACAATAATATCTTGATGTGCGCCAATAGGTTGTAACTGAACAGAGATACTCTCAATATGAACTAAATCCTTCCAATAATCAGGAAGTTCAATAATATTCTCATGTTTTAATTTCCCTCTAAAATATACTCCAACCTCTGGTCCTTCTATACAAGCATAACGAAGTCTCCACCCTTCTTTAGAAGGATGAGGTATATCAAAAGGTTTTGGTCTACCATCAGCAACACTAAACCTAGATGACAATAAAGGAGGAGAAATAGCAGTAAAGATTGCATCTCCACCAACATATAAAGGATGAGATCCACCACCAGTAACATTCAAAGCATAAGAAGTATCACCATCTCCTTGTAGTCTAGTATTACCTATAACATGTAATGATCTAGGAGGATTATCTGAATCAGTATTGGTATCATTACCAATCATGACAGTTGCATCAATAGATCCAAAGTCACCAGCATTACCAACCTGTAAAGGTCCTTCAATAAAAGCAGATCCTCTTACTTCTTCTTCTCCAGTCTTCAATGCATTAGGTGATCCACACCCAACAAACAATCTTTTTCCAACTTCTACGTCTGAAAATTTCATTTAAGTACCTCCTGTTGTTGCATCTTGTTCTTTCTTCCAAGCTTCTTGTTCTGCTTCTGCAGCAAATTGTTCTCTCATAGCTGAAGCATTTTCATCTTTAAGTCTTTTAGCATTCTCCTCTGTACTAGAAGGTCCACATTTACTACCTCTAAGTTTAGTAGCACCATCAGCAAAGTCCATTAGACCACCATAGATATTCATAATAGAATTTCCAATCACATCTATAGTTTTTTCAGAAAAGAATCTTGCAGTTTCTGTTCCTCTAATATCTATTGACTTCGATTTTAATATAATCTTCTCATTACTGTCAAGTCTTATGTACCCAGTGTTACCATTATATCCATTAGCAAGCAATTCAATATCTTGAGCTTCTATTCTAAGTTTACCTCTTGGTGCTCTTATAATAATATCACCACTCACAGCATCTAATGTAATACCAGCATCATTAGCAAGATTATTATTAGTTACTCTAGCATTATCTCCAGCCTTTACCTGAAAAGAACCAGGTGATCTGCATATTGTACTATGTTTACGAACAGGATCACCAGTATGATCCATAGTAATATAATGTAGCCAATCATGACCACTTCTAAACATCACTGCTGATTCATTATTATCCTGATGGATATGACCGAACTGAATTTCACCATCTCTGGTTCCATATCGAACTGTATGAAAATTTTCTCTTTGTCCTTTTGCCATTTAATTAAGTGTCTTCTGTAGGATAATCTATAACAACTTTATCATCAACAATACTACCATCAATACCAGTCTTAGAAGTTATCACCTGAATCTCACCTGTTTCTGGATTCTTAACAGCAATTGTTTTATCATCCACTTTAGCGATTAATAGGTCATCAGCAGTTACTATTGGTGTTGGAGGAGGAGTATATAGATATGCCTCTTCAGAGTAAGCCCTAGTAGTAGGTTCTGGTGGAGGTACTGGTGGAGTTGGATAAGGAACTTTACCAACACAATCAACAACAGATAGAATTTTATCCTGACGAGTATCAGGTTCCTTAAGTTGATCCTTAGCAATTCTATCTATACAGAACTTAGGTAAAATGACTGCATTAAATCCTGTATCAGACTTAATGTAAATATCAGGCATCTCAGTAAATCCTTCACCACCTGCAGTAATCTTGACAGATATAAGACTACCCATATCATTAAATTTAGGAACAGCAACAGCACCTACATTTGGTTCTATAATAATCTTATCATCAGGTCTATATCCATATCCAGGTGATTCTATTATAGCATCACATAAGTATAAGACAACTGGGTAAGCTCCAGTACTAGATGTTGGATAAACTCCTTCTGGTTGTCTCGCTGGAAGAGGTGGAGTAGTAAACTTACCTGCTTTCTTAGCAACATAAGGAACACCACCTTTAATCTCTTCATCACCAGTTACAGTAGCAATTGGTTTATCATCAACTGTTTTATATAAAGCAACAGTTCTTTTAACTTCTTTATCACCAACAATTTCAGTTACTACTGCAGTTCCTTGAGGAAGATTTGGATCAGCAGTTGTAACTCCATCCTTATACTCCTCTCCAGTTGGAATTTTAATAATTGTATCAGTATCATCAACTCCAGTATCATCTACTGCTTCTGTTAATTCTTGTAAAGTAATTGGTTCAGTAGTAACTATTGTACCTGGTGGAAGTAAAACAGTATCTCCTGGAACAACACTTAAAACCACACCAGGAGGACGTGGAATTTCTACATCTCCATTAGCATGAGTGATAGAAGTATCATCTGGTCTAGCCCAAGTTCTACCATCACCACCAGTGCTTCCATCTGGTTGTCCAAGATAATCTATTCCTGGTTGTACTACATTAATATCTACTACTCCTGTCTGTGTATTACCATTATCATCAACATAAGATCCAAGAATAGGTTCTATTACTCCACCTCTTCCCTTACCACAAAGATCAACTACTCTTCCTCTAACATCTGAATCATAATCAACACCAAATGTTTTCATATCAACTCCCATAATCTCACCAAGTCTAGACACAATTAAGTTTCCAGTAGCTCCTTTTCCTTTACCACCAAATAATTCAAGAAGAGGAGGACCACATGCTATAGGTGCAGTTGAACAAGAATTATGTCCAAATATATCCTTTAAATCTAATCCAGCAAGATCTAATGCTTGACTTTGAGTAAGATTATCTTTAAGACTACCAAGACCACTTGCAAAACCACCAATAGCACCAAGGTTAAATTTATTAGAGAAACTCTTAGCAACATTAGCAATACCAGCCATGCCACCACCTGGATTAGATCCAACACTACCTCCATCCCACAAACTCAACTCATTTACCTGAGAACATCCTGGTGTCTCATCACATGCTAAGAATGATAATACATCATCAATTATATCTAAAATAGAACCTCCTGGAAGTGCTGCTCCTACATTAGTAAGAGAACTAATAGACCCAAATATATCTTTAAGAGTATTCTCAATTGCATTTGCTATTTGTCCTAGCATACCACCAACCATATTCTCAATGAAACATGAGGTTGCATTTACTACTTTATTAACAGCATCCTTTAAGAAATTACCAATCATATCCTGTAGACCATTGATTAATTTCCTAAATTGACAAGCAATTAAATCATTAACAGTCTCTACTTCTTTCTTTAATTCTGCTCTTGCATTAGGCATTACATTATAAAAACCATCCTTCATAGCAGTATTAATTTTTTCAGTAGTGGCTTTTTGAATTTGCCCCATAGTCCATTTCATTTCTCCAGCAATTAATTTAGATTGCTCTTTAATTAATGATTCTATCTTACCATCAAATTCTGTAGTCTCTTTAGAAATAGTATACTTATATTCAGTCTTTGCTCTCTTAATTGCTTCTACGTCTGCTAATAAATTTTTAATTTGTTGTTGAATTTTACCAGTAGGAACAGGTTCACAATCAGAAGCAACAGATAAAGGTTCTTTCTTCTGACCATCTTTCTTCATTTCAGCAGAAGAAACATCCACTCGAGTATTATTACCACCAACACTTTCTAAGTATTGTTTAGTTGGTTCTGACCCACCATCTTGTGATTGTGTAGCAACTTCCTCTTCAGCATCAGAATCTCTAATTATATTAGTAGCAACTTTCTCCTTCTCTGTAAATCCACTAATGGGAATGAAAGCCGTATTAGTAATATTCTTCATCACTGCTTGGTAATCATTATAACCAAGACAACCCATAATCACAGGAGTCTGACACTGATCTCCATCTAAAAAGAAACCAAAGACCCAACATCCTTGCGTTAAATTAGCGTTCTGATATGATCCACGTCCTCCTCCACCAGCAGTGGTAGGATACATAACACTTGCCCAAGGTAATTCTGCATCAGGTAAATCATCCTTTCTAGCAGTATGATACCCCATGATACGAACTTTATATCTCTCACCAAATCCTGGCTCCTCAGTATTATCAGCAACAGGATGACCTTTAATATTACCTCTCCACACTGTTTCATCAGGTATCTGTCCTATCCACCAGACAAATCCATCTCTACCAACAAAATGACTTTTAAAATTAGCTGAGTCTATCATTATCCTCTATCTCCATATGAATCTCTTACTAAAGAAAGACTGGTCAAAGTACTATCAGGAGTAATCCTATGACATACGTGTGCTATCATATATAGTCCTTCAGATTCAGGGTTAACATTACCAGTCTTTGCACCATACATCTCAGGGAAATCGCATCTAACTATATCACCTGCTTTGAGAGAAAAATCACCAGGAATAGTAATATCAGTTCTTATAGTAAACATCTGATTGTATCTCAGAATGCTTTGCATCATAGTATCTCTTGCATCAAAATTAGGTTTATCCTTTTTATCTTTTGTATCTTCTAATTGTGCTTCCATAGTTCTACCTTTAGGTAAGGTTCCTACATCTAATATATGAGTCATCATTCTAGATGGAGACTGAGTAAACTCTTTTGGAACTAATTCAGTAGCCTTAGTAGCACCAAGAGGATTAGTAGCAGATGCTACTTTAACATCTGTACCAGTCCCCTGTGCTATAGGCTCTCCTCCCTTTGGTGGTGGAGATGCTACAATATCTTGTTTATAATTAAATGAATAAAAATCAAAGAAGATAGATTTACTATTATAAATTCCTAACATTAAATTTTCTTGCACATCAATATCACTAGTAATTTCATAAGTTAAAACTTTAGCATCATATTCTGGTGGCATTTCTGTTGCATTATTATAGATATATTTCTTTTTAGGTTCTTGTAAAAATAATTTATCAATAGCCCTAAAATGATATCCTTCTTTAGTTTGATAAAATAAATATCCTGCTGAACTACCCTTAGCATTCCCTTTACCTTCTACTTCTACCTGTGGTATTGATTTAGATGCTAACCAAGTACAAGTATAAAAAGGTTTCTTATCATTACCAATAAAATTATAAGGTGCTGCAGTTGCATCAATATCCAATTTACCTCCAACTTTAAGAACATCTTTTAAAATCTTTTCAACATTCTGAGATATACTTCCTTCATATCTTTTAGTTACTCTAGTCTGCTCATTAGCAAAGCATTCTTTAGAAACAAAATCAAGGTAATAAAGATCTTGTTGAGTACCAGCATCTACATCTCTAACTCTATTAATATATAATCCATCCTCAAAAGTTATTTGATTCTTATCAACATCTTCTATAGTAATATCAGTTCTTTCTCCTCCACGAATAGGAAGACTATCTACAGTTGAAGGAGCATACATTGCACCATCACCACCACCTTTATCCTTTTTCTGATCTGCTATAAATCCTGTTTCTATTATCGTAGCAGTAGCTGTCACTGTATTTGATAGAACACTCTCATAGTAAACAAACTCTACCACACCACCTTGCAAGTCTTTAGCATCATCTCTAGAATTAGATGAAATCTTAAACTCTTCAATATTACCAGCTTGTTCTGTAGAATTCTGTGTCATTATACCTTATAAAGATCTGCTGTTACTTTTTGTTTATTATAAGTATTTAACGCATCTTTAGAACCTACTGCAATAATTGTACCTGCAGAAGATCCTCCACCTCCACCTCCACCTGAACCTCCACCACCTGGTGGGTTATTCATAATGATTGTATCTCCTTGTTTCTTTTCATAATCAGCTTGAGTTTCAAGTGCTTCGGTATTCTTCTCTTCTTTCTTTCCTATCTCTGCAGGTTGTCCTCCACCAGCAATGTCTGCTCCACTTCCTTCACCTTCTGCGTTAGGAGGGAAGAAGGACTTGGCCAAAATAGGTCCCATCTTAAATGGATTTAATAACTGTAAAAGATTAGGGAACTTTGTAACCATACCATCTTTAACGTATCCTAATCCATCCAACCATTTAGTTAAACCGAGAACCTTGGCAACAGTAGTCATAGCAGTCCATCTACCACCACCCTCTGGTATATCAATAGCAGTTTCCTTTAAGAAGTTCTCAAGATATCTTTTCATTCCACCACCAAGCCATTTTACTACAGCTTGACCACCAGTTAAAACTTGTTTAAATTTATCTTTTGCTTTTTGAACTGCTTCACCAGGTCCACCACCTAGAATTAATGAGTACATTAAATCACCCACAAATTCTCCTAACATTTCACCTAAGATTGTTCCAAGAATAGGAATAGGTATAAAGGAACCAGCCAATCCACCTAATGCAGTACCAATAGCCTTAAATGCTGTTTGACCTGGTGGATCTCCTGCCAACATGGATGCCAAGGCAACCATAAGAGGACCAATGATTGGGATTCTACCAAAAAGACCTTTGGCAGTCTTCATAATACCACCACCCATTTTTGCCAACTTACCACCTATCTTACCTGCCTTGGCTGCTATTCCACCTGCCTTACCTGCTACCTTACCTGCTTTAGCACCAAAACCTAGTGCTCCCTTTATACTCTTAAATGCTCCACCTATCTTACCACCAACTGCTTTCAATCCTTTACCAACGAAATCTTTAGCACCCTTTACTCCCTTACCAACAAAATTAGCAGCACCTTTAATTCCTTTACCAACAAAATCTTTAGCACCTTTAATTCCTCCAGTAACAAAATTCTTTGCTGCTTTAAATCCTCCACCTACAAAATCCTTTGCTGCCTTAATTCCTCCACCAACTTTACCTGCAATATTCTTTCCTAGATTTAAAGTTTGTTTAATACCAGGAAGATTACTAACAAATTTTCCTGCAGTTTTAAGTCCTTTACCAACTGCTTGAAAAGGTTTAGATACAATATCTTTAATCTTTTTAGCAATACCACCTATCCATTCAGACATTCCCTTTCCAGCGGTTGAGAAGAAACCACTAATAGCCTTATTAAGCTTCTGAAAGGGACTCATGAATCCTTTGATGATACCTTTTGTTGCTTCTCCTATCGTTTTAAGACCTCCCCCTATAGCCTTAGGAAGTTTCATCTCCCACAATAATCCTCTAATTATCCAAAAGAACTTATTAAATCCCTTGACCATTCCTGTCCATATATCCTTTATCTTCGTAAGATTCTTTAAAAAGAAATCTACTAATCCACCAACTAAAGTAAAGGCAAGAAATCTTAAAATAAAAGTAAGAGGATTGATAGCCTTATCTTTAATGGCTTTCATTGCCGTTGCACCTGCACCCTTCTTCTTACCACCTTCTAGTTTTGCTTCTTTATCTGATTTACTTTGTCTTTTTTTTCTTTCCTGAATTGCTGCTAACTCATCCTTTCTTTGTTGAGCAATACCACTAGTTACTGTTACTATACCATCAGTAAGACCAACAATATTATCTAATTTCTCACTTAAAGCTTGAAAATCTGTCTTACCACTTCCACCAACTTTATCATCCTTATCAACTACAGCTAAAGCACCACCCTTTTGTAAACCTCCTGTTGGAATTAAAGAAGTAGTAGGAGTTACAGTAAGAGCACCTCCTCCTGGAAATTCTCCTGCTTGCTGCATTATATTTTTTGCAGTCTGTCTTTTATCCTTCTTCTTTCCAAGAAGTTTATCTTTTATCTTACTCTTTACCTTATCCTTTACTGTATCTTTAACTTTCTTTTTAATTGCGCCTTTTATAGCCTTCTTCGTTAAACCTTTGGCAAGCATTTTCAAACCTGCCTTTATAGCTAAAGCTGTTCCTGTAAATACTGCCATCTATCTTACCCCTGTACCACGTTATAGATGGATTTCACAACTAAAGTAGAAGGATTTCTATGATCGGTTGATGAAAATCTAGTTACACCTGGTCTATCACCTGCAGATCCTCCAACATCACCGCCGCCACCACCTCCACCAGCAGGAGCTCCAACCACTTTAGTATTTCCACCTGCATTAGGAGGGCCAGGTTGTACTTTACCACCACCAGCATATCCTTTAATCTTCATCAAAGTTGGTTGATTAGTTCCACCACCTGCAGCATTCATCTGCATCAAATTCTGGACACCAACTTTTTGAACAGCACCTTTACTCATCACAAACTCACCAGGAGTTAACATTGCAGGAACTGTATCTCCAGTACCAGAACCAGGAACTGTTCCACCTTTATTCAATCCAACAACGTTAGGAACTATTCCACCTTTATTCAATCCAACTTTTTGTGCAGTATCTATTGGATTTAAGAATTGCGTTCCAGCAGCTGCATCCATTGCAATTCCTTCATCTCTTTTTGCATCTGTTGCTTTCCATGCATCACTAGCATTAAGAATAGGATAAAGTGTAGCATTTGGCATATCTACAAGTCCTCCTCTATCATTCAGACGCTCCATAACATCGGTTATACTAGTATTCTCATAACCTTTTATCTTATTAATCTCACCCATCAGTTGATCCTGATGTGCCATTAAATCCTCAACAGCAATAGAACCACTAATTTCTTCATAATCTTCTGTATCCTCTATTACCTCACCACCTTTTGTTTTGTAAGTAGATATAAATTTTTCATCACTATAAACATACATATCTGGTCTCACTTGACCCATTCTATATCCAGTTGTTCCCAAATGAGACATATCTGGACCTTCAGAAGCCTCACCACCTCCAGAGAAACCTGGAAGAAAATTAGTTACATTAGTTACTAATCCACCACCAGCCATTCCTTGTACTGCTGGTGCTTCCCCTGATAATTTTGATTTTATTTCATCACCACTAGGTATCATAGGAATCTGAAGAGGACCAGGAATCTCTGGTAGTACAAATTCTGGTATTTGAAAATCTACCATTGGCAACAATTTCAATGCCTTATTAATTGCTTTAGTCCATATATTAATTCCCAAATTAAATGCAGAACGTAAAAGAGCTAAAGGTCTCGTAGCTAACCAATGAACTGCTTTTATTACTGCATTTAAAGCAATACTAACTCCATTAATAATATTGATGAAAGGATCAAGAAGTTTCAAAGGATTTGAAATGATATCCAAAACCTTCATCACTATTCCACCTAATAAAACATTAGTAATAAAATTAAGAATAGTTTGAAATAATCCTTGAACTGGTTCAACTACTTTATCAGCAGCCTTGGCCATCATACCTTTCTGTTTACCACCACCTTCTAACTTAGCCTCCCTATCTGCTAACTTATCATCAGATGCATCATCTTTTAAAGCATCACCCTTATCTTTATTAGCATCTATTTGATCTTCAAAATTACCAAGAATTTTTTCTAAATTATTTTCTATCTTAGTAAGACTAGAATCTAAAACAGTATTTAAGAAATTTAATATCTCTTCAACTCTAGGATCTTTTTTATCTTCATCTACCTTTGCTTTACCTCCCTCTGCGTCTGCTTCAGGATCTTTACTTATATCATCTACATCTTTTTCTACACCTTTACTACCTGGTAATAATTTCTGCTTACCTAAAGCAGTTTTTTTACCATCACCAGAACCACCAGAACCACCCTTCTTAGAAACAACTTTACCTACAAACTTTTTAAAATCTACTTTATTTTTTCTCTTCTTAAAACCTTCCTTCCTTTCTTGCGGAGATAATTGTCTTCCAGCTATAGTACCTGATTGTTGCAATTCAGTAGCATACTTCTCATAATTATCTGCGCCTAAAAAACTATCACCATTAATTCCTCCTGCTCCATCAGATCCAGAACCACCAGAACCACCATCAAGTCCATCTAATCCAGAACCACCAGAACCACCATCAAGTCCATCTAATCCAAAACCACCATCAGATCCAGAACCACCAGAACCACCATCTACTCCATCTACACCAAATCCAGAAGCACCGTCAGAACCATCAGATCCAAAAGCACCATCTACTCCATCTACTCCAAATCCAGAAGCACCATCTACTCCAGAAGCACCATCTACTCCAGAAGTACCATCTACTCCAGAACCACCATCAAGTCCATCTAATCCAGAACCACCATCTAATCCAGAAGTACCAGCAGCACCATCTTTACCTGCTTTACCTGCTTTACCTTCTCTAATATCTCCTAATGCTTTTATTACTACATCTGTTAAATTACTTATTGATGTATCTCGATTTTTGTTTCTATCTGCCTCTCTGTTTGTCCATATTTCTACTCCAGTTTCTAAATTTTTTATTCTTCCTTCAAGAGTAATAACGCGTTGCAATGTCTTCCTTTGGGATGCAAAGGATTTACCTAATGTCTTGTGTATACCCTGAAATTTAACACCTATTTCTTTCCCGAGTTTATCAACCTGTTCCCCTGCATCCTGAAGACCCGCAACTTTACTCGCTAGTTTATAATGAGGGTCATGCTTTGCCCTCATCGCTTCTATCATACTAGGTTTTTTGCTAGGCATTCTGCTGTTGCTTTTGTTTGAGTTCTTCTTCCTCTAAATGTTGCTTGAGTAAAGTGACATAAACATCACGTTCCCAAGGCATCATATTTTCGATCTCAGTTAATGAGTATTTATGGTACTGCATCAAGGCAAAATTCAATTTATAATAACTCATTAGATCCATATGGATCATCCCTACGCGAAAAAAGACGAGAGACCCTCCAGTACTACACTACTCTTCTTCTTTGTCTTTGGATTAGTAACTTCAATTTCATAAGATAACTTAGGCATAGTATCAAAAAACTTTTCAATCTCTTTAAATTGAGATGAATTCATTTGCTCTAAGAATTCCTTAACCTCTTTCTTAGTACAGTCAGCAGTAGACCATACTTCCTCTTCATTATAAATTTTATCAATACATCCACCAATCAAATCAAAAGATCTTTCCATATTATTTTCTTCTTTAAAATCAAAATTACTTTGAATAAATTCATCTAAAGAAGGATACTTCATCTCCATCATCAAAGTATTATCTACTTTAACTTGCTTGGTATGTTCTTCATTCTCTTTTACTTTAATATCATCAATCAAAATAGTGACTGGAACCTGAGTACGTTCATCATCAGGACAAATAACATTAACTTCTACCTCTTCCCCAACAGACTTACCTCTGATATTAAGGAATAGATATTCAATATCAAATGTAGGTAGTTTCTCTACCTTAATCCCTTTAGTAATAATACAATTCTTAATTACTGCCTTAATAGCAGTAGTAATTTGCTTATTATCTTCACTTTCTAAAGCAAGGACTAAAAGTTTTTCTTCTTTAACTAAGAAAGGTCTATAGTTAATAGTTTGTTTAGTCGACGGTAATTCCAACTCATAAGTAGGCGTCGCAATCTTGGGTAAAGGCATAATATGCTATTGCAAGTCAGTAGTATTATATATATGGGACTTTTAAGCGAAGAATGCAGAAAATAAATTACGATTTAATGCACCACCAGCAGAACTGATATTTACAGGCTTTCTTTCTCTAACATATCTTATATAAGAAAAAGTAACACTACATTTTAAAATATCACTAGCACCATATGAAACTGGCATTGAAGTTATAGTTTCAGGAAAAGCACCAACAAAAGTATAAACTAACTGTTTTGGTTTTACAAATCTAGCTGCAGGAGACCTGTTAGTAGTAACATCTTTCTCAAATTTTGTAAGATATATCTCTGACCTATAATCATTAGGATAATTCATTCTATAACTAGCATACCTACTCTTATATAAATCCCTCTTTTGATCAACTCCTACTCCAGTCATATAATCAATCCATCCTTCAAAAAATTCTATTACATTATAATCATGATCAACCATAAAACTTAATTCTATAGATCCATCATACATTCTCCTATAAACCATCTTCTCAGACACACCAGCATAATCATTAGTAACATCATGCGTAGCAGTTCCAGATCCTGGAAGAACAGCTGACTCACAAAGTAATTCTATATTTTCTCCAAATCTATTATAATCTAAAGCTCTATCACTTTCTCTCAACAATGAAGAAACCCTTGAAGGAGGTTGCATCTTCAATTGATAAACAGAAGTCTGAGCAAGACTAGATATCTTAGTCTTCAAATCTGACGTTCTATATGGGGTGGGCGTTACGTTCGCCATCTATAAATAATTTTAATTACCATTACTATGTATATGAGATATTGCAATGGCTGGTACATATAAAAGTATTTTTAAACCCAAACACCCTAAAAAATACATTGGTGATTCCAGCAATATTATCTGTAGAAGTAATTGGGAAAGAGAATTTTGTAATTACTGTGACTCTAATAAAAATATAGTCACTTGGGCTTCAGAAGAATTTTCTATTCCCTATATTTCTCCCCTAGATAATAGAAGACATCGTTATTTTCCCGACTTCTTAATTCAAGTTAAAGAATCAGATGGAAAATTAAAAAAGTATGTTATTGAAATCAAACCCAAAAAACAAACAATTGAACCTAAGAGAAAATCTAGGGTAACTAAATCATACATCACTGAAGTAAGAACTTATGCTGTTAATCAAGCCAAATGGCAATATGCACGTGAGTTCTGTAAAGATAATAGTTTAGAATTTAAAATCATCACGGAAGATCAACTCTATGGACGAGGAACTGGAAAGGTATCACGAAGACAGAACAAATAGACTAGAACATGTAGCGAGCGAAATTAATGAGATGCAAGAACCAGATGATATGATGCTTGCTATCACTGAGATCTTAACAGACACTGAATTAACTCCAAATGTTGGAAAATTCTATACCTTTATATACTCACCTAAGACTCCTAGAATTAGGTATGATCAATTTCCTTTGATTGCATGTGTTGGTCTTTTTAAATGGGGATTTAGAGGAATGAACTATCACTGGGGTGGTGAGTTCAGAAATTATACTTGGGAAGAGGTGCTAGGACAGTTACATTTAGCATATCCTATGGAGATGCCTGACTTAAGATCTTTTCCTTATCAAAATTTTAAGATAAATATATAAAAAGTTCTGTATAATGGCAACAGATACCACTGGTTGGAACGTCTATACAGACGACGATGCCAATGAAACTAATAAGTATAGAGGAGATTTCAGACTGAAGAAAGCAGTCGGAACTGCTGTAAAGAATATAAATGCAATAGTAATTACCAATAAAGGTAGTGGAAATTATAACGTTTACGAAGATAATGGTTTGTTAGAAGGTCTTGGTACTGAACTCTACAACTATACTGCTTCATCAGCAAAAAAAGTAATTAAAAGTCAAGACGCATTTGATTCTATATTTACTGGTAGAAACGCTGCTCAATTTACAAATTTAGATAAGATAACCAAGAAGGCTACATTAGCATTAGCAAAGAATTCAATAGGAACTAATGACCCTCAAAATCTAGCAAACTATACAAGATTAATTAATACAAAAGGATTCAAATCATTAGGTGCAAATGCAGCATCTATTTCTCTCAATGATATGAATAATGATTTGAGAAATGATGCACCAGTTCCTAAAGGAGATGTATCTGATCCAAATAAAGTACAAGCACAATCCTTTAGTGTTGGTGGAACTAAAGCAATATTAAGATATCCTCGTCAAAGTTTAGAACAATTTGGATATGATTATATTCAGATTACTGCTTTTGATTATGAACCATCTGGAATGAAAGCAGCTAGTGCTAAAAACATAGGAGCAGGTAGTGGTGGAGATGGAAAAGCATCAGGATTTAGTGGACCTAACCCTAGATTTAAAAATCAATTTGAAACTATCCAACTACCAATGCAACCTGGTTTACAGGAAGCTATGGGAGTAGATTGGGGTCAGGATAAACTCAATGCCATGAGAATGACTATGGCCAATGCTGCTTCAGCAGGTATTGAAAAAGTTTCTGCTGATCTGGGTGGTCCTCTAAATGTCCCAGAAAGAGTAGCTGCTGGTAAGAATATGGCAGGTGTGATGAGAGATATAGGTGGAGCAGCTACTGATCCAGCCACAGCAGGATTTGTTAAAGCATGGTTTGCTGGACAAGCAGTTGGAGGAGCAAACGTTACAGCACGTACTACAGGAACTGTTATTAACCCTAA